TATTGATTGCAACTGGCGTTGGTTCGTCATCCTCCGGATCAGCAGCCAGCTCTTTGCGTAATTTTTCGACCTCCAGCTGCCGGCGCTCGATTTCAATCTGCTGCAGACGCTGGGCGAACTCACTATCAGCCAGGCCGAGGCGTTTAGCGACAGCCTCAAACATCCGCTCACGGCTGATGGCGGTTATCTCTACGCCATTCTTCCCAAGCTTCACTCCGGAATAAGCCCGGGCGGCATCAGATGGCAACTTCGTGGTATCGGCAAAGAAGGGTTGCCCGATACCGTCACCATTACACCGGGGGCAATGAGGGTTGGGCTCGCGTTTATGGTTGTAGCCATAGCCGCCATCATCCAAAGGCTCGCGACGTTTTCGCTCAAGCGCTTCGAGTCGCTTCTCTTCGTACTCAACAGCATCACGCCATTGGTACTGGTGACCGAAGCCCCAGCAATAGCGGCAACTCCCGCGGCGATACTGTGATAGCTGGTTAGCGTCGAAGGTGGCCAGGCGCCACATCTGC